TCCAGGAGGGTGCGGAGACGTTCCAGAACGAGCGCCGGCTTCGGATCCAACCAAAAGTCCCGGGCTGCCAGGGCGTCCCCGTCGGTGACCTCGATGCGCAGCGTCCGCGCAGGCTCGGGCTCAGTCTCCGCGCCGTCCTCCTGGTCGTCTCCGAACTTCTGTTGGATGCGCTCCTCCTCGGCGAGCGCCTCAGCGAGCGCCTTGGCCAGCGCGTCTGACTTCTTCATGTTCCGGTTCCTTTCCTCGTGTTCCTGCTTAGAACGGTACCTGCCTGAGAGAGGCCGGGTTCCGTTACTGTGAGTCTAGAAGATGTCGTCGCGGACGAACACGACCTGAGGCCCGTAGTTGGGCACTCTGTGGCGGCCTTGGAGCATGGTCCATCCTGGCATCCTCTTCAAGGTGTTCGTGATCTCGAGGAGGCCCGCCCGGTCGCGTCGGCCAATCGGGTTCCCCATCATTTCCACCCAGATCTGCGTTGAGCAGGTCATCTCCTGCCTCTGGGTGCCCTTCACGAACCCGTCGGCAGCCTGCATCATCCACTGGCGACGGCTGTCCGGCGACATCCAATCCCAGTTGTCGGGGACAGGGGTGTCGAGGAATTCCTGGATGAGGCCGGTGAGGTTGTCTTCCTCCGTGAATCGCTCCCGCTCCTCCTTGGCGAGCAGCGACTCGTGTTCCTCCAGATACAGGAGCTCGCCTTCCTGGTACAGGTGGACTGCCTCCGCCCAGAGCTGGTCGATGTAGTCGCTCGTGAGGCCTGTGAAGTCGACCTTCTCCTCGGAGTGCACGATTAGGAATCGCCGGTTGCCCTCCTGCCGCCGTAGGAAGATCTCGTCGTTCGTGGTCGACCAGAACACGAAGCGCCGCTTGTGCGCGACGGTCTCCCGGTCGTACGGCATGCGGAAGACGTCGGAGGTCCTCGTCAGGAATTCCTTCTGAACGTCTACATCGGCCTTCTTGAGGCTGTGGCCCTCGTCGGCGAGCATGATCCAGGAGCGGTGCATGATGAGGAGCGTGTCCTTGTCGGTGATCTTGCCGAGCGTCGAATCGTACCCCCGGAACACCTTGTTGATCCACCACGTCTTGCCGAGCCCCTCCCCGCCGTACAGCACGAGGGTGTGGTCCCACTTGACGCCTGGATCGAACATGCGGGCCACCGCAGCCACCATGGACTTGCGAGCCACCATGCGGGTGTAGGGGGTGGGGTGGACGCCGGGCAGGCATGTTTCAACACGAGGCTGCCCGTCCCACGTGAGAGTCTCCAGGTAGTCCTTGACGGGGTTCACCCACCGCTCGAGCGCCTTCGTGTTGACGAGGACGTCAGTGAGACCGATGGTCGGCCTGTACCCGTACTCCCTCTCGAGGTACATCATGAGGGCCTGCCGGTCGAACACCGTGAAGGCTGCGCTGCCCTGCTCCACGCCGCGCCACGGAAGGTCACCTGACGTCTCAACGTTCATCGTCATGTCGTTGTAGTACAGCAGCTGGAAGACTGGGTCGTTCTGCGACACGAGATCCCAGTTGTGGACGCAGTCTAGAAACTCTCCGGTGCGGGGGCGGAGCCGCAGCCCCACCTTCCAGGCGTCCGGTGGGGGAGGGGTCCCGTCATCCAGGTCGACGCTGAAGTCCACCCCCACGATCTCAGCGATGACCCGAGCGTCAATAGAGGCGTCGTCGAGCATGGCTGTGTACGACTTGCGACGGTTGACGGGCGTCTTCTCCGATCCGCCCTCGTCGAGCTCGCCGTACCGGTGGAGCCGCACGAGGTCGAACGCCGTGCAGGCGACGCCGAAGGCGGGGTCGTGGCTGTGGTGGGAGAAGACGAGGCCGTCCGCCATCTTCCCCATGCCAGCAACGGAGCGGGCCCCTACAAGATGCCACCGGTCGCCGTCCGGCTCATAGGGGAGCTCGTACGCGTCGATGAGGAGCTGGAAGTCGTCGTAGGCGCGGTTGAAGGCACCCACCACTCCGTCGATCTCGAATGGGTTGCGCTTGGTGGAGTTGACGCGTGGCATGTCGAGTGTCGAGAGGTCTTCCACGAACTCGTCGAGGAGGTCGTCAACCACGAGGAGCGGCCCGTCGTTGTGCCACGAACGGAAGAACGAGGGGTCCTGCGCAGCGGGGCGGAACATGTACTGCGCGGGCTTGCGAGAGGCGGCGTCGAACTGCTCGGAGCCGTACCGTTCGCACAGCGCCACCACAGCGGAGTAGTACTCGTCCGGGGCCATGTCTCGGTCCGTCGGGATGATGACTCGGTAGCGTGGGTTGCTCGGTGTGGACGAGTACGTCGTGTGTACGATGTACGTGAAGTCGGACAGCAGCTGGAAGTCCTCAAGGAACGCAGGCCCTGGGTAGTCCACATCGATGGTGAGTGCGGACCTGGTGAGGAGCCCCGCGTTGTTGCGGTGGAGGTTGGTGCACGGCTTCCCGTTGCAGTTGTCCTGGGTGGTCTTCAACGTGCCGAACAGGTAGTTGCCAGACTCCTTCTTGTCGCCGGGGGCAGCCAACCAGCCAACCACGTCATCCCAGTCGATCTCTCCCTGCTTCCAGTGCTTGGAGTTACGGGACGGGGCGGTGGCGATTGCGAGCTTCACAGCGGTGACTCCAGGTGCTTGAGCAGGGCGTCCTGCGTACTGTCTTTGTCTTGCAACGAGATCCAGACGACGTCGTCGATGGTGCGCTCCGCCATGAGGTAGTGGATGACGACGGGGTTCTTCTGACCCTGACGAGCGAGCCGCTTGTTGGCTTGCTGCCACTCCTCGAGTGACCACGGTAGGGACGTCCACACGATGGTATACCCACCATGCTGGAGGTTGAGGCCGTGCCCTGCGGATGCAGGGTGTGCCACCAGCATGCGAATCTCGCCCCGGCTCCAGCGAGCGATGGCGTTCGGGTCGTCGATGGAGACGGCCCCCGGGATCTTGAGGAGCTGCTCCCGCTCCCACCGGTAGGCGTAGAACACGAGGATGGGAGCGCCGGTACCGTCCGCGATCTCCTCAGTCGCCTTGATCTTCTCTCGGTGAAGGTCAGCGGGAGGGGCGGTGCTCTCGCCCGTGGGGTCCTGGTACAGGCACCCGGCTGCGATCTGGCGCAGACGGCCCGACACCACGGCTGGGTTGGTACCTGAGTGGATGGTGGAGAGGTCCGGGCCGAAGATGTCCTTGAGATCCACCACGAGGTCGCGCTTGAAGGTCTTGTAGACCTGACGCACCTTGGGCGGCAGCTCCACGTCCACCCGGTTGTACGTGACGGGGGGAAGGTTGATGCGACCCTCCGAGGACATGTAGAGGAAGATGTCCTCCACCGCCTCGTGGATGCGGCGGTCGGCCTCCGGCTTGAGGTCCCAACCCGGCACGACGCCGTTGGGGAGCGAGCGCTGGGGGGTGAAGTAGCGGCTCCGGTAGGTTGTGATGTTGGAGCCGAGCCGCTGCCCCCGGTCGACCAGGAACGTCGGGGCCCAGAGGTCGAGGAGACCGTTGGGGCTCGGCGTGCCTGTGAGTTCCCACACGAAGGGCTTGTGCTCGGTGAGAGGCTTGGCGATCTTCCACCGGCGCGTCGTGTAGTCCTTGAAGCCGCTGCTCTCGTCCAACACGATGGTGGGGAAGCGGGCTGCGAGCTCCGGGGTGAGGTCGCCCATGTTGTCGCGACCCAGTGCGTACACGTCCCCCTTCCTTTCGAAGGCCTCTCGACGCTGTCGTGGGTTACCCGCCACGACAACACATCGGAGGTCCGGACGCCAGAGCCTCGTCTCCTCGAGCCATACGTTCTCAGCGACGCGCTTGGGAGCGATGACGAGCGCGGGAAGGTGGTCGGACGTGAGCGCGCTCAGAGTGCTGGCGGTCTTACCGAGCCCCATGTCGAGGAACAGCCCGCCCCGGGGCACGCCGTGCAGGAAGCGCACGGCGAGCTCCTGGTAGTCGTGAAGCTTGAGGCTAGGCATAGAGGTCGATCACCAGCCAGCGCGTTGCGGAATTCTCTCCCCGGTCCCGGTTCATTCTCTCAGCATAGCGCCGCGCGGCCTTGTAGGACCAGAACTCTCCTCCCCCAGAGACGGGCATCATGTCGGACCGGTACAGCCACACAGCCCACCGCCTGCCGCCGATCACAGGAGGCCCCCCAGCTCCGCGATCTCAGCCCGGTAGCGGCGACCCCATGCGCTGTCCGGATCCGTGGCGGCGAGCTTGTCCTCGGCCTCAGCGAGCTTGCGCTGCAGGTACGCGCGGACAGGCACAACGTCGCGCGCGTAGGTCGTTGGTGTGGCAGGAGCCTCACCGCAGGCCTCGTCGCATTGATCTCGGATCCAAGCGAGGATCTCGCCCCGCCCCTTGAGGACTGGGATGGTGTGGCCGATGTCTGCCGCCCGGGCGTGCCAGAGAAGCTGAATGGGGCTCGGCTTGCCCGCCGTGCGCTTGAGCTCCACCAGGGCGATGCGGCCCCCGGGGAAGAGGACGAGCCGATCCGGCGCACCGGACCGGGTCGGCATGAGTTTGAGCGTGATGCCGCCGACGGCCCGGATGCGGGCGTGGAAGAAGGTCTCCAGGTCCGCCTCGAGCTCGGTGGGGCCGGGGAAAGTGATGGTTGCCATGAGGGGTTGGTTGGTCCTGTTCGCGCGGTGGTGTGAGGTGTCCACGGTAGGCCGTGTCGTGGGGGCGGGGTGGGTTAGTTTTCGAGATGGAGAGTAGTCGCGCGTTCATCAATACTCTTTCACTCATTCGCGCGGAAGGCCGTTACTCGTAACTCGTTATTTGGTTTTCTATATCTCAAATGAGTCTCCAGACGTTTTTGAGGTATAACCCGAAGTGGGGAGAGGTTTGGTTTGAGGTACGGGAGAGGTAGCAGAACCTCAGATAGAGGTATCGAGGGCGTTATTTGGCGTTACTCGGGTGATCGAGGTCAAGTTACGCTCAAATAACGCGAGTAACGCTCAAATAACGCCACAAAACCTCTCCGACTGAGAACGGTTACCTCTAGCATACCTCAAACGAAACCTCTCCGACTTCGTGTTATACCTCAAAAACGCCTATCTCTCATTTGGAGCTACGCGAGGTTTCCCGTCTCAAATAACGCTCACGTTTCGGCGCTCCCCGCTCCGTGTAGTTTCTCCAGTAGTTTCTTCGTGAACAAGAAATCGTGAAGTTTCTCTGTGTCCTGGCATCGAGCATGAGCCGCAGATCTGGTTCCCGCATCGCATACTCAGCACACACCGAATAGAGGTCCTCTCTCCTCCCGGCGAGTATGCTGATCTGGCATGACAAGGCAACGGAAATGGGCGGCTGCAGTCGCCATCTCTGCACTCCTCCTCACGAGCGGGTGCGCGGGCGAGGGCGCGAGCGCTCGCGATCGCGATATCAAGGCGTGCAAGACGCTCGCCTCTTGGATCGCAGACGGACAGACCGCCGACGAGTACCCCCAGATGATGGTGGAGGTGCTCAAGGACGCCCAGGACGCCGTCCTCCGGGACGAGCTGGACCAGCTCAGGTCCGTCCGCATCTCGGGATCTCAGGAGGAGTGGTCCTCGCAGCTCGATGTCGTGGCCTACCGGTGCCTCGAGATCTACGAGGAGGAGCAGTGATCGGGTACTGCAACGTCGCGGGTTGCACCACCCAGCAGACGCACCACCACTTGGACGAGGTCCCCGAGCGGCCTATCCTGTGCGCTGGCGATTCCGACGACTACGACCGCTTCCTATCGACGTGCTGCGAGCTTGGTCCACTGCTCAAACCCAACCCGGCACCCCACGGGCCGGAGGAGCCCTGCACCTGCACCGAATGGGACTCGACCACCGAGACGCTGGCCGAACTGAGGCGGCAGCTGGAGAACGTCGAGGCGGCACTCAAGAGAGTGCGGGAACTGCACCGCGAGTCGCGCGGATCGATGTCCGCCCTCTACCCAAACCCGATCTGCGAGTGCGGCAAGGACTACCCCTGCCCGACCATCGCCGCCCTCGGTGGTGCCGCCGCCGTCAACGCGATCTCCACCCTGCCGGACGCCTACGAGGAGGAGCAGTGAGCCACTTCGAGACGAGGAGCGTCGTCGTGATCCGTGAGGGGGAGCGTCTCTACCTCCCCGAAGTGCGACGAGTGCCGTGCGACTGCTGGATCGGGAAGGATCATCTCCAGGCGACGGAGGCTGAGCATCAGGCGATGCGCAGTGGATAGGAGGACCCCTTGCCCCACACCCAACAAGCGCCGATTCACAGAGACAGCCGCTACGAAGGCCGCGATCTCGTTGAGTCGCAAGGTCGGGTATGGGATCCGCGCATACCAGTGCGACACGGGGTGTCACTGGCACATCACGAGATGGCAGAAGCCGACGAAGAGGGAGAACGGGTACGGTTGAGTCCCTAGGGACGTGTTGTAGGAGGCCGCTCGGTAGACCATGAGTCCCGGGCGGTCTCCGACTGTAGAGAGGCGGGCCATGGCGCTATCAAACAAGCAGAAGGCAGAGATAAAGCGGCTGTACAACGAGGGTAAGGGCCGGAATCAGATCGCGATGGAGCTCAACATCGGCGGTCGTCAGGTCTCCGAGGCATGCCAGGAGATGGGTCTCAAGTTCGACACGAAGCAGATGGAAGCTGCAACCAGGGCTCGCGAGACATACGCCGCCGAGCGCCGGTCCCTCCTCATGCAGACGGAGCTCGACCACGCACAGAAGCTGCAGTCCCAGATGTTCTCCCCAGCGAAGCAGGGCCAGTTCGGCGGGCGAGACAACACGTGGAACGAGGTCACCCTCGAGGAGCCCAACTTCGCCGACAAGCTAAGACTCCAGCAGGCCATCAACGGCTGCGTCAACAACATCCTGCGACTGATCGAGGCGGACGCCGGGTCCAACCGCTCCACCATCAACCTCGTCATCGCCACCGCTGAGAAGCTGGGCCTCGCAGACAGTGACGGCGAGTGAGCCTCATCGTCCCGGAGGCCGGGGCGGTAGGCCTCACGGACAAGCAGATCGACTCAGTGCGGGAATCCACCGCCATCTACAATGTGTGGGAGGGGGCCGTCGCTGCAGGCAAGACCATCGGCTCGCTGTACCGCTTCCTCCTCTTCATCTCCCTCACGATGGATCTACCGGGCGAAGTCATCATGACGGGCCGAACCCGAGACACTGTCTGGCGGAACTGTATCCTCCCGATGCAGGACTACTTCCCCGGGCTCATCGTCGGGAATCTCGGGGCTCCCACTTGCCGCATCATGGGTCGGCTGGTGCACGTGATCGGTGCGTCCGACGTGAAGGCGGAGCAGACGATTCGAGGCATGACGGTCCTCTGCGCCTACGTGGACGAGATCACGACGCTCCAGGCGGACTACTTCCGCATGCTCCTCACCCGTCTTCGAGTGCGCGGTCGCAAGGGCAAGAAGCTCGCCTCCAAGCTCTTCGGCACCACGAACCCGGACGGTCCCAAGCACTGGCTGAAGGCGGACTTCTTCGACAACGCTGCGAAGATGAAGGACTGGACCCGCTTCCACTTCACACTCGACGACAACCCAACCCTGCCAGAAGAGTTCGTGCGGAACATGCACACGCAGTACTCCGGCATGTGGTACAAGCGCTTCATCCTCGGGGAGTGGGTGGCCGCAGAGGGGGCGATCTGGAGCAGCTTCGACCCAGAGGTCCACGTCGTGGATCCGCTCCTACTCCCACCAATGGAGAAGGTCCTCGCAGTGAGCGTGGACTACGGCACCGAGCACCGGACTGCAGGCATCGCTCTCGGTCTCGCGAAGGACCGTCTGTGGGCTCTGCGGGAGTGGGCCCCCGACAAGGGGATGGCCCCGTCGCAGTACTCAGCCGACTTCCGAGAACGCTTCCTCCCACGCCTTCGAGAGGACTTCGGGGAGCCCGAATGGATCAGGGTTGACCCTGCAGCCCGGGACTTCAGAGAGCAGCTCTACTACGACGGTCTGACGAACGTCGCGAAGGCCCACAACGCAGTCGTTCCTGGCATCCGCACGGTCTCCTCCATGTTCTCCACGGGCCGACTCATGGTGTCGGAGGAGTGCCCGAACCTCATCGACGAGATCCCGAGCTACGTCTGGGACCCCAAGGCAACGGAGCGCGGAGACGAGGCCCCCCTCAAGGAGAACGACGACTTCTGTGACGCTCTCCGGTACGTTGTCCACTCCACGCAGTCAGAATGGAGAGACGCCATCCCGGTCTACTCTCTCCACGCCGACACCCCAGAGGTCGAGCAGCTGGAGCAGCTCCAGCCGCTTCCCTGAGCTACGCTTCAGCCCCAAGGACAGGAAGGACGGGGTCTCGTGATCCTCCAGGAGAACATGGATTGGCCCCCGGTCGCTGGGGAAGTGTCGCGTTCGCTCGCCGAGTGGGACGCATGGTGGTCCGGCAGCCGGGGTCGCTTGTCGTCTGTCTACGCGAACCAAACCGCCCGGCCCGGTCAGCTGTCCGGCGGCATCGTCGGGTGGGGCTCCCGGATGCTCTGGGGCAACCCTCCGGCCCAGTCCGCCATGGATCGCCGCATCCACCTTCCTCTCGCCGCCGACATCGCTGCGGCTTCGGCCGACATGCTGTTCGGCGAGGAGCTCGCCATCGACTGGGGCGAGGGCAACGAGGCCCAGGGCGACCGCATGGAGGTCGTTCTGGACGGCATCGGCTGGCAGTCCCAGCTCGCAGAGGCGGGCGAGACAGCAGCCGCGCTCGGCGGGGTGGCGCTCCGGGCAGGCTGGGACACGGACGTCGCTGACCACCCGCTCATGACGGTTGTGGCCCCGGACGGCGTGCTGGTCGACTTCAGCTTCGGCATCCCGAACGCCATCACGTTCTGGTTCACTCAGGACGGAGACGGCCTGACGGTGTGGCGCCACACGGAGCGGCACGAGAAGGGCCGCATCGTCCACCAGCTCTGGAAGGGCTCGAGCAACAAGCTCGGGGAGCTCCGCCCCCTCAACGACCACCCCATGACGGCGGGGCTCGTGGAGTCCCTCAGCGGGCCGGACTACATCCTCACCGGTACGGAAGCGCTCACCGCAGCGTACATCCCGAACATCCGCCCCGTCCCGACCTGGAGGCGGGTGCCGGGGGCAGCGTATCTGGGCCGCTCCGACTTCGGTGTGGAGGGTGTGACGGGCCTCTTCGACGCCGTCGACGAGAGCTGGACGTCCTGGATGAGGGACATCCGGCATGGGCGCAGCCGCATCTTCGCGGCGTCCCAGATGCTCGAAAGCGACGGCCCGGGCAAGGGTGCTCACGTGGACCTCGAGAGGGAGGTCTTCGAGTGCGTCAAGCTCCCCTTCGGCGAGAACCCCACCGTCGAGTCCATGATCACCGCTCAGCAGTTCAACATCCGGGTGGAGGAGCACGCCCGCACCATCAAGGAGCTGACGCTCGCAGCGGTGTCGGCATGTGGGTACTCGGGGTCCACGTTCGGCCTAGACACGGAGGTCGTGAAGACCGCCACAGAGGTTGGGGCGGTCCGGGGCCGCACGATGTCGACTCGGGAGAAGAAGACCAGGTACTGGACGCCGCAGCTAGAGCGCTTCCTGTTCGCTCTGTCGGAGCTAGACCGCTCTATCTTCGGTCAGTCCGGGTTCGGCGACGTCCACCCCCGTGTGTCGTTCCCAGCCTTCAGCGCACCCACGCAGCTCGAGCTCGCTCAGACGGCGCAGGCCCTGAGGGCTGCTGAGGCGGCGTCGACGTACACGCTCGTGAAGCTCGTCAACCCCGACTGGGACGACGACCAGGTGGACGAGGAGGTCGAGCGCATCAACGAGGCGAACGCTGCTCCGGCTCCGATCCTCGTCAACGATCCGTTCGCAGCGCAGGACGAGCCAGAGATCTCTGAGCCTGAGGAGTAGCGATGACCATCTCTGCCGGCGTCGAGTCTCTCAGCTCCGCATACGAAGAGGCTGAGCTGAGGATCATCGACCTCATCGCCTCACGACTGAAGAAGGGGGCTGAGGCCCCCGACTGGGCTGCTCGGAAGCTGCAGGAGCTCGCACTCACGAAGCGCCAGATCGAGAAGATACTGAACAAGCTCGCCCCGGAGGCTGCAGCCCAGGTGTCGCAGCTCTTGCGGGACAACTACGAGAGGGGGCAGGCAGAGGCCCTCGACACTCTGATCAAGTCGAAGATGGCCACGCCATATCCGGGCGTGATCCAGGCCAGCAAGGAGATGAGCAAGCTGCTGTCGGAGACGACGCAGAGCATCCTCGAGTCGCACAACCGGATCCTGCGATCGACGGACGACGCCTACCGGAAGATCGTTTCGAGAGCCGCCAGCGACCTCCTTCTCGGCACAGGCACCCGGAGCGACATGATCCAGCGCGGCCTCAATGAATTCGCCGACAAGGGCATCACTGGGTTCGTGGACAAGCGTGGCCGGAACTGGGAGATGCAGGCGTACGTCGAGATGGCGGCGGGGACAGCGGCACACCGGGCGAGCACGCAGGGCCACCTCGAGAAGCTGAAGGAGAACGGCCACAACCTCGTCGTCGTCTCTGACCACAAGGGCGAGTGCGACCAATGTCGGAAGTGGGAGGGGGAGGTCCTCGCGATCGAGCCCGTCCAGGACACTACGTACCGCACCGTCGAGGAGGCTCGAGCCGCTGGCCTGGAGCACCCGGGATGCCGGCACCGGTACAGCGTGTGGATCGAGGGGATCTCCCGGAAGCCTGAGCCTCAAGGCAAGCCGGAGGACTACGAGCAGCGCACCCAGCAACGCTCTATGGAGAGGCAAGTCCGGGCGTGGAAGCGGCGAGAGGCAGCGGGCGACCCCAAGGCCTCCGCCTACGTGAAGAAGTGGCAGAAGGAGCTCCGAGACCACGTAGCGGAGCACGGGCTCAAGCGCCGGTACGACAGAGAGAAGCCTCTTGTCGGGAAGACGGGCCCCTCTCCCGTAGCTGAGTCCTGACCCAGTGCGTTACCCTTGGGTACCATGACTGATCAGCCGACCCCGAACGACGACCAGACCGGAGGCAGCACCGGCCAGGACCAGACCGGAGGCAGCACTGGCCCAGACCAGCAGCTGGCACCTCCTGCTGCGCCTGCCGAGCCTGAGTCGAAGGACATCTCGAGCTTGCCGAAGTGGGCCCAGACCCTCATCAACGACACCCGCAAGGAAGCCGGGGACGCCCGCGTCCAGGCCAAGGAGCAGGCAGCCGAAGAGGCTCGCCAGAAGCTCGCCCAGGACATCGGCAAGGCGCTCGGTCTCGTGAAGGGTGACGAGAAGGTCGACCCCGACAAGCTCGCCACCGACCTGCAGGCTTCGCAGGCGGAGACCATCGCCGCCCGTCGCGAGCTCGCGATCTACCGGAGCGCGGCTGCCAACGGCGGCGACCCGGACGCCCTGCTCGACTCCAACAGCTTCCTCCGTTCCATCGAGTCGGTTGACCCGACCGACACGGAGAAGATCGCCGCAGCCATCAAGGATGCGGTGAAGAACAACAGCAAGCTCTCCATGGCGCCCCGGGCGGGCTCGAAGAGCGGCGGTGATGTCGGTGGATCCGGCGAGCGCACCGTCACCCAGGAAGCGTTCGACAAGATGTCGGGCGCGGAGCGGAACAAGCTCTACCAGACCGACCCCGACCTGTACGCGCGACTCAGCGCGAGCAGGGAATAGCGCTCGTAGGAGGGGCGCACCACCATGGCCACGACTTTCAGCACCGACCTGTACGCTCCCGAGGTGTGGGCGGACCTCGCCCAGGAGCAGTTCAAGAAGAAGGCGATCATCGTCAACTCGCCGGCAGTCCTCACCGACGACACCCTCGTCGGGCAGCCGGGCGACACCATCAACTTCCCCAGCTGGATGCTGATGACCGACATGGTCGACCTCGCCGAGACCGACGTCCTGGTCCCCGAGAAGCTCACACAGAAGAACTCGAAGGCCACCATCAAGGAGGCCGGCAAGGCTGCTGAGTGGACCGACAAGGCCAAGCTGGTCGGGATCGGCAACGTCCAGGACGAGGCCATCCGTCAGTTCGGCATCCTGTCCGCCCGCAAGGTGGACGCCGACCTGATCGCGGCCGCCACCGCCACCATCGCGGCTGGCACCACCTACGCCGACGGCACCACCGCGACCGCGAGCGAGCCCCTCAAGCTCACCGCCACGGGTGGCTTCACCTGGGCGAACATCGTCAAGGCAGGCCTCCTGTTCGGCGACGAGTGGGACCCGGCTGAGTTCGCGGGCGTCTACATCAACTCCGCTGCCGCTGAGGTGATGCTGAACGACGAGAAGTTCATCCAGGCCGCGCAGGGGGCAGGCTCCAACAGCCTCGTCAACGGTGGCCTCATCGGCACCAAGAACGGGCTGCAGTTCTTCTACACCAACCGCCTCGCCGCCAACAAGGCGCTGCTGCTGAAGAACAACAGCCTCGGCCTGTTCTACAAGCGCCGCCCGATCGTCGAGCAGGATCGCGACATCCTCGCCCGCACGACCGTCGTCGCGACGAACATGCACTACGGCGTCAAGCGCATCCTCGACGAGGGTGTCGTCGACATCACGCTCGCCTGATCGGAGGACGAACATGTTGCTGCGACGCCACAGGGCGAGTCTGCCTGACGTGGACCCGGCGTTCGACAAGACGCCCCACGAGACGGTGGACCCCGCCTTCACCGACCCGAACCTGACCAGCGCTGAGGCAGGGGAGCAGCCGGAGACCCCGGCGAACCCCGTCTTTGACCCGAGCCTCCACAACGCCGAGAAGGTCCTCGAGCACGCAGCCGCGCTGGACGCGGAAGGGCTTGAGGCCCTGACCCAGGCCGAGGCCGCTGGCAAGGCCCGCAAGGGCGTGCTGGAGGCACTCGCCAAGTTCTGGGAGAAGGAGCGAGAGGAGGCCCCCGGTACGCCGGGGGACCCCGAGGCTCCCGATCCCGGAGACGCTCCCTCGAAGGACGACGAGGGGGCCCCCGTCAACCCGGGGGAGGCCCAGGCTCCCGAGTCCGGAGACGCTCCCTCGAAGGACGACGAGGGACTGTTCTGAGAAGTCGGGCCCCGCTCCCAACTGGGTCGGGGCCCGATTCTTAGATCGGTTGATCGCCGAGTAAAAGGAGAACCCACCATGTCCTACCCTGTTGGCGTCCAAACTGTGACGCTCCGCCTCGGCTCGAGCTTCGACTCCGCCGGTATGCTCGCCAAGATCGAGGGGAACGTCGTCCCCCTGTTCGGCGCGGGCGCCGACCACCTCGTGTGGGGCGCCACCGGGCAAACCTACGCGAAGGTGCTGACCAAGCTCGCGTGGGACGACACCGAGAAGGTCGCCGTTGCCATCGTGCCCCACCCGACTCAGGCTGGATGGAAGGACCAGACGCAGGCCACGTTCTCCGGCTGGTCGTACAAGATCAGCGCGGTAGCCGTCTACGCCAGCGGAGAGCCGCAGACGTTTGAGCGGACCATCACCCCCCAGCCGGGCGACACCGTGATCGACGTGGACCTCCTGCCCAACGGTGCCGCTGCCACGCCGACCGTGGTCGCCGAGTGGGAACAGGCGCGCCTGGACGTGCTCGACGCCATCGCCCACGCGACGGAAGTTGAGCATGTCACCCTCACCGAGGACCTCGCCTACACGCTCCCCGCCGGCGTCTCGCCGAACCGCGTGCATAGCGTGGTGTTCACTCAGGACGCGACCGGCGGGCATACGGTCACGTTCGGCGGAACCCGCATCAACGTGGACCCCGCAGCAGGATCCAGCACGGAGGTTGAGGTGTGGCCGGGTGGAATGAGGGCCATCCCTGCGTCGGGCGCCCCCGGTGCGGCCATGGCTACGTCGAAAGCGAGCGCCCCTCTCGGCGTTCGGCGCTCCCCTGTGACCGTGTTCCAGGCCGGGCACGGCTGGACAGTCACCAATGGCGGGGCGTCCACGGACCTCAACGACACCGCCGACTTCCGGCTGGGATCGCAGGCAGCGCGCATCGAAGTCACGTCCAACACGCAGCTCACATCGCCCACGCTGGCGCCCATCGACCTGACGGGCAAGCAGATACGCCTGCTCATGAAGGTGGAGAACATGTCGGCCCTGACCAACTTCCGGTTCTACGCAGCAGACGCCACATTCACCAGCTACAAGAACTACAACCTCGGCCTCGTGGAAGCGCGCCTGAACGCCACCCACATGAAAGAGGGTGAGTGGAGCTGGGTCACGATGACCTACACGTCGGGGACAACGACAGGAACCGACCCGCGCGCAGCCGTGACGAAGTTCCGCCTCACCTGCACGGGTGCGGGGGCGATCGTCCACATCAACGCCGTGGAAATCGTGCCCGAGCCCGTCTCCCTGTTCCCCAACGGTGTCGTGAGCATCTGCTTCGATGACGGGCGGATCACCCCGTACAACAACGCACGCCCGAAGATGGACGCGATGGGGTTCCCCGGCGTGTACTACCCGATCATCAACCGAGTGAACCATGTCTCCGGCAGCTACATGACGGTCGCACAGTTGAGGAGCTTGCGCGACTTCAGTGGCGCCGAAATCGGTGTCCACGCCGCCAAGGCCGAGAACCACGACGCCGGGTTCGACACACTCACCGGCGCGCAGGTGGAGGCCGAAATCCTCACCTCGCAGGAGTTCTTCTGGAGTAACGGGCTAGGCGTCGCCGACGGGATCGCGTGGCCGCTCGGCGTGTCCACCCGAGTGCAGGAGGATGCCGCCGCGAAGCTGCTGGCCTACGGGCG